AGTGCTGACGGAAAGTTAGAATTAGTTAAACGTGATGATTGTAATCCACAAATGAACATACATATACATAAGATAAACTAACTATTTGCTAACCGAACGAGATTGTAAAAAAAATAAATATATTGTATAATAATATAAATACTGTTTTTATTGTTATATTATTGTATAATGTCTGATCGTTTATTACGTACTCATTCTAAAAAGCAACCCATATCAAATCTTACCATAAATTTACAAAATGATGTTTCTCAACCTATTGCTACAACAGGAAACAATTCAGATGATAACTTGTTATCAACAGTACCTACAACACATATAACAACAAATAGTATTACAACAAATAATACAGAACCAAAATCTACACAACCGACAACTTCGTCCGTTGAAAATAGAAAGGACAGTGTTATTCACCGAACACAAATATTGGATCCATTTTCGGTAATCGTGAATCTTGCAATATTGAGTTATAAACCAATAAATACCAAGATTAGCATCGCGAGCAATTGCATTCATATCCAAGAAATTGGAATATTCCAGTCGTTAGTAAGATATTTATTTAGCGATAGTAAATTCGATTTGCCTTTACTATATAATCCAATCGAATGCGCTGGCAAATATTTTTTGGACAAAGAACGTTTAACTTCATCGCCAAAAATCAAACATTTGTTCGAAAGAGCATTAAAAGGTATTGAAAATTTATGTCAAACCTATTCTGATGATTCGGTTATCAAAATATGTTTAAATTATTATATCAGTTTGATTCAAAACTTTTTAAGTTCTACTTACAATAATAATATTTTTAAACTCGATACAATGACTCGGTATTACAATACAGAGTTGGTACAAAAATTAAATGAACGATGGACACCTGAAAAACTGCAAGTTGTTATCGAAATGAACGAATATTTAATGAATGGATCGGATGCTACTGCATCATCATCGAGTGTGTCGAATGAATTGGGTAGATCTATCGTTGGACTAAATAAAATAGACAATATAATGTGTATGGAAATATTTATGCGAGATATTAATACTGAATCACAAACAATTATATACAATGTATAAAATATAAAAATCGATACATCATTTATGTATCGATTTTTGTTTTTGGAGCGAGCCAACAATTTATGATTAATATCCGTTAATTAATGAAAATTTTTCCTGAACATCATTTCCACCAAAAAGTCCACTTAATGAAAAAACGGATGTTTGTACAGGAGCACTAGTAGGTGCTGAACTGGGTGCGCCGATTTTAGCTGCTTCGCCGGTAGTTGTCTTGATATCACTACCAGCTCCAATAGTACTCCACCATGATCCACTACTTCCCGGTGCATTTGCACCAACAACTTCGTCTACCTTTACACTGGAAGAGCTGGCCTTGGCAGCACATCCTGTTGCTTTGCTGCCATTCCCCTTAGCAGTTGTAGCAGCAGGAATCGGATGAGCAGCAGAAACATTACCGTCAGATGCATTAAAATCACTAGATGCTAATTGCTCGAAATTTTCGGCCTTGATGTTCGGCATAGATGCTTTACTATCACTAATTAAAATGGCAAAATTGCTAAGCGCCAATGAAATAAATATCGTTGCTACCAAAAATAAAATGGACATAAATTTACGGTTGGACATTCCTAAATTCATTGTATTGAATTGTATCTCGTCTATAAATATACGAAATATATAATTTTTGAATAAACAATATAAAAAAATTTATTAATATATAATATTCGAGTTCAAAAATGACTACTAATACATCAGCAACATCGACCGAGGGACAACGTATGACAGGAATGGTTAAATGGTTTAATAATAAGGCAGGATTTGGGTTTGTCACTGTATGCAATGATTATGGTGAAATGTCCGGAAAGGATGTTTTTGTTCACTATTCATCTATTCGCGTAACAAACTCACAATATAAGTATTTGGTACAAGGCGAGTATATCGATTTTACTTTGGTGAAATCGGAGAATGAAAACCACGAATTTCACGGCACTGATATTTGCGGAGTGAAAGGTGGCGCTATTATGTGCGAAACACGCAAATTAGCAATGACGGTTCAATCTGATCGTGATGTTTCTCGTCGCCCTCCGCGTCTAACTCGTGAAAATACTATTACCAACAACGTGGAGCGAGTGGTTGACGATAATAAAAAGAGTGTGAAACCAGCAGAAGATAACATTGGACGCGTAAAGACCGATAAGCGTCGATCTGCTCCCCGCAAGACCGTTGCATAAATGTTATATATTCATTAAATACATAACCAATAAATAATAAATTCCATTTTGATTTTATTATTTATTCATCGTTTATTTTATCATTTTCATATTTTACATTTTTTCATCGAATCGATGATTTCACTAGGATATTGCATATCTTCTAAAATTCGCACAGCACCTTGAATCTTGGAAATACCTTTTTTCATTTTATAAGTGTATTGCATTTTACCATCTTCGTCGTTCTCCACTTCCATTTTATAATTACAAATATGTTTCGACTTCTTCCATTTAGTACAAATGGAAACGTAATGTGTCGTCAAAATAAAATCGACATGTTTGAATTTCGTAAGATATTGTAAAAATGAATATGCCGCCTTGGTCGCTTCCACCGGATTTGTTCCCGAATACAATTCATCGAAAATGCAAAAATGGCGGTTTCCGCTTTCTTGGGGATTATTATTAATAACATCGATAATTTCCTTGCATCTGCGCGATTCTGCTTGGAATAAACTGTCGCGTTCTGACGTATCGGGTATATTCAAATAAGAATGAATATGCGTGTATGGATTAATGGTACATTTCGAATAAAACCCGCACCCCATTTGCTGTGTAAAAATAATATTAATCGTCGTCGATTTCAGCATTGTCGTTTTTCCAGAAGCGTTGGGTCCGGTTATGATCATATTTTTCTTCAAACTGCAATCGTTTTTCACGTGTTTTTGATCAAAATAAGGTGGATAATATTGATCCTTTAATTTGCAATCTTGGTCCAAATCAAATTCAGCAAAGGAAATATAATGAGATTCGATATGTTTGTATACCCCGAATAGATTGTCAATATATCCTTCAAAACCAAACGAATACCGTATACTTTTTTCATATTCCATGTTAGAATGCAATTCATAATAGCATTTCAATAAATACCCGACTTCGCTCATTTTGAATATGATATTTCGATCAAATGGCATTATAGGTTGCAATTCTTCTTGAAACTGTTTCAACGTTTCACAATGCGAAGACATGTCTTTACAGAAATCACTATAAGTCGGTTTGTTTTTGTGCATTTCCATAAATGTTTCCATATTATGAATCGAATAACCAAGATAGTCGCGCATTTCACATAAAGATTCGTTTATTTTGTGTGTATTTTTGTAAAAACGCGAACACATCATTATGTTTTGGTAGATTTGATATAAATATAATCCAAATGTAGCTGCCGTATATATGACCTTTTCCCAAGAAATATTTTCCATACTAAGCAGCGTTTTGCCTATAAAATGGTTCTTGGCAATATCTTTCAAAACGTCAATATAAATAGAAACTGTTATGGGTATGCCTTGGATTTTCAATAGAAAAAAGGGGAAAATAAGAAATAAAATGGGAATTAATAAACTAATGATCGGAGACATTACATTGGCCATCGACAATATCTGCAAAAACGTAGATGATTTGTTAAATTGTTTTAGCATATCCCATTCAACATAACAGTATTTTTCCAAGAAAAATGCGTCTTCTTTGACATCTTTCCATATTTCCATCATCATATCGTGTTTTAGTTTAAATTTGCGGTTAGAAACGGTGGTTCGTAAATGACCACATTCTTGGATTACTTGCTGTGTATCGCGTAAATAATCCACGTTTGTAGTATATTGTTTTTTCCATTCGTCGATCATTTTATCTGCAAAAAGATGCGATGGTTGAAACAAATGTTGATACATTGATTTTTCACTTTTCGATACAACTAATTCTAAATCAGAACTTACCGTTTCAGAAAGAGGGAAAACTTGGTCGTTTGGAATATACGTAATTGGCAATTGAAAAGGTGCGTATAATGGCGTTTTTACATTGACAGTATTTTGTTGCTCTGATGGATCACCAGTAGCATCATAATAACAAGATTCCGAATTTTGTTCATCACATGTACCCAAAAGTGTCCCAACCATACATTGTATATTCAAACCTTGTAAACCAAGAAACATATTATTATACTATTTGCATAATTAATTCAAATGGTATAAACGCAAAAAAAACGACAAAAAAATAAAATACGTAAAACACTATAATATTTTAGTTAAATGAATAATTCGACGGTAATTCGGCAATGGTCGATTTGTAATGGTTTTCGATCATACGCATTGTGCCAATATCTTGACGCGTAATAAAATTTATTGCTAGACCCTTTCGCCCCCATCGTCCACTTCGTCCGATGCGGTGTAAATAGGTATGAACACATCGAGGAATATCGAAATTAATTACGGTACTTACTGTTTGTATATCAATACCTCGCGCCGTAACATTCGATGAAATCATAACACGGTATGTGCCAGTACGAAATTCAGAAAATGCCTTTTCACGTTCTTCTTTTTTCATTGAACTGTGAATACAACATATCGAAAACCCTTCGTCTTTCATCGCATTATATAAATCAACTACACGATTCACACTATTTACATATATAATACATTGCGAAACCGTCAAATGTCCAAACAACATTTTCACAGTATCATATTTCGCAGCATCACTTGGCAACGCAATATAAAATTGCTGAATACATTCCAGGTTTAGTTTTTCGGCCTTCATTTCAATATGAACAGGATTGCGCATAAACTTCTTGGTAATATGTACAATTTCATCCGGCATTGTCGCACTAAATAATGCAACCTGGACTTCTTCGTTTAAATAGTTAAAAATACTGTGAATTTGGTCTACGAATTCGCGTGATAACATTTCGTCCGCTTCGTCCAATATAAATAATTTGATATCTAGCATTTTAATATGTTTGCGTCGAATCATATCATAAATTCGGCCGGTACATCCAACAATAATATGTGGTGGATTATTGCGCAAATCATCGGAATCCTGGGTAATGGATGTTCCGCCGATCAACGTTTTGACGACAAGCGTCGGCATCATTGACCCCAATGCATTGATTACTGCAGTTATTTGTTTCGCAAGTTCGTGGGTGGGTGCAATAATCAGTGCTTGAGTCGTTCGTTTTTCAATATCGAGTCTTTCAAGCATCCCGATCGTAAATGTCGCCGTTTTCCCGCTACCAGATTGCGCTTGGCCTATCATATCTCGTCCATTTATGATAGGCAGAATTCCACGTTTTTGAATTTCACTCGGATTTTCGAATCCGTAATTATATATACCACGCAACAAGTCGGGTTTCAAATTTAAATCATCCCATTTTTCAATGGAAGGAATTTCTACAGTGCCACCACCATCACTAGTACAAATATCGTTGTTATTTTTTTTATTAATATTATCAATAGACATTTTGATTACGATTTGATAATAAAACTATAACATATAGTGTTTATATAGATTTACGATTTGATAATAAAAACTTTTATAAATTCGTAAATATTTTATTACTTTTATTATATTTGCATTCAAACTCATATAAATAATTATGTATAATAATATACAGCAACCGAACGATCAAATCTTGGATTTTTAAACAATGACTACCGTTTGCCAATCATTTACCGTTTCTGATTTTAATGCAATTATGCTACAAAGTCAATATACATTACCCGTTGATATATCCGATATCATTAATTCATTGGATAAAATTATTGGACAATATGCAATTGAATCCGCAAGTGAAATGGAATCGAGCGCCGTCAATAATAACACAAAACGACCTGATCGCTTTGGAGACAACCGATCAAATAATAAATTAAATTCAAATTCACCATCGCCTCGAAATGGCCGTTTGAGCAAAAATAGTGCTCGAACAAAAAACAATAGTTCTGGACAATTGTGGGATGTAGCACGAAACTTCAAAACAACAAAAATAGAAACAAAGGAAGGGGTTGAAAAACAAATAAATGAAATCCGTATCATGTTAAATAAAATATCGGTAAAAAATTATGATACCCAAAAGGAGGAAATTATTCAAAAAATGTCGGATTTTTTGGAATTGGACGATACACAAGAAGAGTGTGAAGAGAATGGAACAATATATGGTGAAACACATCGACGCATTGCAACTGTCATATTTGACATTGCAAGCACAAATAAATTCTTTTCCGAACTTTATGCGAAATTATACAAAGCGTTGATTGAAAAATTTGATGTTTTTCGCGATATTTTAGATGGATTTGTAATACGATATATAGAGTCAGTGCATCAAATACATTCCGTAGATCCAAATACGGATTATGACGGATTTTGCAATTATACCAAGACAAACGATACGAGAAAAGCGACTGCTTCCTTTATTGTTAATTTAATGAAAAATAATATATTATCACAAGATATTGTTATTAATATCATTATAGAACTACAAAAAATATTATTTCAATATATTGATGAAGACAATAGAACAAATGAAGTCGATGAAATAACAGAAAATGTATTTTTGTATATATCGCAAGGTAAAACGGAATTACGGACTCAGGCTATTTGGTTAGATATGATAATACCTTCATTGACAAAATTATCACAAATGAAGGCAAAGGAACATAAAAGTCTTTCCAGTCGCGCCGTGTTTAAATATATGGATATCTTGGATAATTTGAAAAAATAAACGAAAAAACGAATAATAAAAACGAATAAAAACGAATAAAAACGAATAAAAACGAATAAAACGAATAATAAAACGAATAATAAAATGAATAATAAAAATATAAAAAAATTATCAACCATTAGTATATAATTATAATAATGGTTTCTTCAAAAATTGGATTCGGAATTCAATATAAAGAACATAAGGAGATAGATCCCGAAGATCTTGGTCATAATTCGGTTTTATACGAAATCGATATATTTGAAAAACCAATCTTGGTATCGTTGGGTAAACCAAAGTATACATTTATGTCCAAAAATATTGTTTATTATCCGATTTATCTAATCTCAACCAATTGTAAAATCAAAGGACAAATCGGGTTATTCGAAATAAAAAAAAATGAATCGTTAAATATTTTAGATGAAGATGGCGATATCGATATGTCAAAATTAGACGCTCCATTAATATATGGATTTGTCTCTCAAAAATATATTGATCGTGCAGAATCAGATGCACAAATATTTATTCGTGAAAAAAGAAAATGTGTAGAGGATGGCACAAAGGCAGAAGAAGGAAAACAAAAAGCAGAAGAAAAAAATGCAGAAGAAAAAAAAAACGAAGAAGATGAATCCGATAGCGACGAAGATGAAGAGGATAAATTGACACGAATGACGAAACGCAAATCAAATAATTCCGAAGAGGTCGAAAAAGCAGCAGGGTTGTTAAAAAAAGGACCATTTATTATCGATAATTCCATCGTAAAACCGAAATTATTGACCGAAGAAACAATCGCAGAAGCGAACGAAATAAAAAAAACATTCAAAAAATCGTCGCGAAATAATTGGGTTCAAAAATTTATGAAAAACAATAATTACGATATACACGAAGTCGAATCAAACGGCGATTGTTTTTTCGCGGTCATCCGAGATGCATTCAAACAAATTGGTCAAATAACAACGGTCGAGACTTTGCGCGCCATTTTAGCGAAAGAAGCAACGGATACCGTTTTTCAAACATATTTAACGTTGTTCTTGGGATTTGATAGTGATATTCAGCGAATAGAAAATGAAATGAGAAAAATAAAGAAAATTCTAGAGAATGATATGAAATCTCGCGCCAAAGTGGTTCGCGGCAATGCAACCGAAACTGCCAAGATAATGACCGATGTAGAAGAATTGAAGAAAAAATATGCACAATTAAATGCAGAAAAAAAAGAAACGGAGACTTTATTGCAGATTGATGTTGGGTTTGTTCGTGATATTGATACTATTGAAAATATTCGTTCTGGAAAAACAGATTTGGAGGATTTCCGACGATATATTCAAACTCCCAAATTTTGGGCCGATTCGTGGGCTATCTCTGTTTTAGAGAAATATTTGAATATAAAAATAATCGTTTTGTCCGAGTTTTCATATAATGGAAAATCGCTCGATAGTGTTATGAATTGCGGGGCAGATGCGTCCGCTGATTTACAAAAGAAGGGGATATTTAACCCGCAATTTTATATTATGACTACATACAGCGGTAATCACTATCGATTAATTACTTATAAGGAAAAACGCATTTTCACATTTCCTGAAATTCCATATTATATCAAAGTATTGGTTGTTAAAAAATGCTTGGAGCGAAATGCAGGTGGGTTTTATTTAATTCAAGATTTTCGTGATTTGAAATCACGCCTTGGTATTAACCCCGATGAAGGAAACCCTGATGCGAAGAATGGCGAAGTTGATGGTAATGAAGATGAAGATGATGAAAACGAAAACGAATTATACGATCCCAAAATTGTATTCGCATTCTATTCAGCGGCGGATAAATCAAAAAAACCGGGCACCGGAATAAACGAGAAAATACCCCCAACCATGAAAGCTGAATTTACTACATTAGGTAGAATCGCAGACTGGCGAAAGAAACTGGATGACTATTGGACGGATGCATTATTTAAATTGGATGGACATAAATGGGCTTCCGTCGAACATTATTACCAAGGTGCAAAATTCAAGAAAGGTTTCCCTGATTTTAGAATGCAATTTTCACTCGATAGTGAAAGCGATATATCCAAAGATGTCGAAATGGCACATAAAGCGGGTGATAAAATAGGTAAATATAAAAAACAACAAATTCGTCCAAAAATGACCGTAATTGATCCCGATTTTTACGGAGAACGCAGTAAAGAAGAACGTGAAAATGCGGTTCGCGCCAAATTTACACAAAACAATGATATGAAACAAGCACTGTTGGCGACTCGAAATGCGAAGTTGGTACATTTTATACGTGGTGAGAAACCAGAAACCGACAATGTATTGATGAAAATACGAAAAGAGCTCCAAAAACCGGAAAAGGGAATACCGGAAAAGGGAATACCGGAAAAGGGAATACCGGAAAAGGGAATACCGGAA